CGTCAGACTATAGCAGGTGCGAGCATCCAGAACAATGCTTCTTCAAGTCAGAGAAACAATGTAGCGTTTCCTGACCATATTAAGCGTGTACTAGATCTATATAAGAACTTTTAGATATGGCGAAGGTATATAAGCCTAGAACAGTTAAAGGGATCTCGGATAGACTAGCAAGAGATGTGTTTGTATCCTCAAAAGTTTTAAGAAAAGCAATAGATCGCGATAAAACAATACAACAACTGGCAATTATACCTGGTAAGTATGCTGAGAGGTATGAAACTCTCCGTAAAGCTACTGAGGCTATGGTTCAAGAGTTTGGAGAAGGCTCTAGAAAACTGGTTCCAGGTACTAGACTTCAAGTAAGAAGTGCTCAACGTATTTTCGGAGGCGGAGGAAACTTCAGGCAACATAAAAGATTCCTAGAGCAAATAATGCCAGAGATGAAAGAGTCTCACGAGCTAGGGCACAAAAATATTAGCGTTCTCAGAGGCAACATGTCTCTGGCTTTAGAAGGTATGGAGGATTCGGATCCTCGTAGACCCCATTTAAGAGCTTTATTTCAGATAGCAAAAGAATTAGACAAAATAGTGTCTGAAAAAGATTTACATAAGGTAGACCTAGACTATTTGCTGGAACAGGTTGAAAAAACTGCTTCTAAAAAAAGAAAATATACTGTTGATTATAAGGCAGATGTAGATCTTTTGACAGGAGTAAAAGGAGTTATAGAGTTAGAGTACGAACCTATAAAACTTAACCAACCAAAAGGTAGGATTTCTGCATTTATAGGAGAACTTTTTAAAGATTTAATAGAAGGGGAAAGTAAAAAAGTTACAGAATTTTTTAATAATATTGATATAAGTAATTTACGAGGTTCTCCAACACTACCTATAGATGTATTAGACGTATTAACAGAAGCACTTGATCCAAAGAAAAGACCAAAAAAGCGAAAAAGAGGTAGAAAACCCTCAACCGACAACTTAAAAGGTAGTTCTTATAAAAGCTATAAAAAGAAAAAATTACGTTCTGTTAAACAAAAGAAAGTAAGAAAAAGTCCTGCAATGCAACCTTTACAACTTATTGGTTTAATCAATAAAGAACTACCTAATACAGTAAGAAAAAATATGCAGAGTCCTGCACTTGTAAATAGAACAGGAAGATTTGCAGAAAGTGTAAGGCTAACAGATGTAGTGCAGACTCCAAAAGGTTATCCAAGTTTTGGCTATACATATCAAAGAAACCCTTACCAAGTATTTGAAGAGGGGAGCTCCGGAAACTGGTCAAACGGAGAAAGAGATCCAAGAGAATTAATTGATAAGTCTATTCGAGAAATAGCAGCACAGTTTGCAATCGGAAGATTCTACACTAGGAGACAATAATGAGCAGAACATATACAACAAGACGTCTGGGTATTGTTAGTGCTCTAGTAGATAAGCTTAAAACTATAAATGGAGCGGGAACATTTCTTACCGACTTAGGTGAAAATGTCTCTCCTCGATTAAAATTTTGGGATGAAGTGGAGGAATTTCCTGCAGTTCACCTAAATGCCGGCTCTGAGACACGAGAGTATCATACAGCCGGACATAAAGACAGATTTCTTAGCGTCACCTTGAGATGTTATGTACAAGCCGAAGATGCGGTAGAAGCTTTGGATGAGCTAATGGAGGATGTTGAAACCTTATTGGAAGAAAACTCTCGGTTAAAGTATAAAGATCGCACTAATACAGATCAATATACGCAACAAATCACAATTATTAGTTTAGATACTGATGAAGGTGTACTTGAGCCTTTAGGTGTTGGTGAAATGCTTATAGAGGTTCGATACTAGAAAATGCAGGCACGAGCAAACGTTCACGTCCTAGCCTTTTCAAGATAACATAGGAGAATAACTATGGCAAACGATTTATTTTTTAGTAGAGATACCAGAGTAGTTGTATCAGACGGTACAGTTTACTGGGAAATTCCTGTTTTAGACGGGTTTTCTTTCTCGCAAGCAACAAATACGTCAGAGATTAGTCTGGCGGAAATGTCTTCAGCGGTTTCAGGTAATAAAAGCCGAAGAGGACGAAGAATGTTCAACGATTCTTACGCACCAGCAGAGTGGAGCTTCTCCACCTATGCTCGCCCCTTCAAATCCGCTACATCAAACATTGCAACAGGTTGGGACGCACTTGGTGTGCAAGCTCACGCAGTAGAAGAAGTTCTATGGGCAGCTCTTGTAGGTAATGGGGTATTTACTAGAGGAGCTGCAGGCACTCCGAATACTAACTCAGCCTGGTCTGCTGATCAAGGCATGGCAAACAGTGCATCAGCACTAACCATCGACTTTTCAGATGCAGACGTAGCAAGCTTAAAAGAGTTGGATATTTACTTTATTATGGGACAAGGTGCTTATAATGCCGACACTCATACTGTTTACAAAATTGAAGGTTGTGTAGTTAATTCTGCGGGTATGGACTTTGATATTGAGGGTATTACAACTATTAACTGGTCAGGTTTTGGGAAGTTAATTACAGAACAAGGAAGTAGCCCAACTGCTAATATTACTGAAGGCGTTTCAAGTACAGGTAACTTTATTCGTAATCGTCTTACTACTCTTGCAGTAACACATGCTGAAACAGGTAATTTTGTAGCTACCTATAATCTGACCCTTACTGGCGGCAGTCTTAATTTTGAAAACAACCTCACCTACATTACACCAGAAACGTTAGGAGTAATTAATCAGCCTTTTGCAGCTGTAACAGGGACACTTAATATTGGAGGATCCTTTACTTGTTACTTAGGCAATCATGCTGGTGGAAGTGCAGATTTGTTTGAAGACTTAATTGAATCTACTGGTGCAATTACAAATGACTTTAATTTAGTATTTAATATAGGCGGCGCAACTGCTCCTAATATACAAGTCACTTTACCAACGTGTCACTTAGAAGTTCCGACACATTCTATCGAAGATGTTATTTCTTTGGAGACTACTTTCCACGCTTTGCCCAGTACTATTGATGCTACTGACGAAGCAACGATTGTATATAATCCAGCGTAGTAAGGTATTAAAAAAAAGTTCTTGACATGGAAGGTCTTTTAGACTATACTATGGAATAGAAAATCGAAATAAGGGGTGATTTTCACCCCTTATTTTATCAACTAACTTTACTTTAAAGGATAAAAAATGAGCGAAAACCCAATTTCATTAGCGAGTCTTATGACTCCTAGCAAAACAGTAACAATTGACTTCCCCGGCTATAAAGGGATGAGCGTAGATTTATGTTATCTAGCCAGAGAAGAGTTAGTAAAGTTACGCAAAAAGTGTGTTACTACAAAGTTCAATAAAAAAACTCGTCAACCAGAAGAAGACTTAGACGAGGAAAGATTTTTAGTAGAATACTGTAAGGCAGTAATCAAAGGATGGTCTGGCTTTAAATATCGTTACTTAGAAGAGCTTCTATTAGTGGATATTAGCGCTTTAGACCCTGAAGATGAACTCCTTCATACTCAAGAAAATTCAGAACTCCTTATGAAAAATTCAGGGGATTTTGATACTTGGGTTACAGAGACCGTGAGTGAGTTAGAAAATTTTACTGGGAACAAGTAGTTGAGATACAGCGTCTGCTTGTTCGATATGTAAAAGAGTCTGATCAAATTGACGTAGACAAGTATTTATCTATCTGCGAACAATTAGGCGAAGAGCCCGACCCTGATAAGATGCCGCTGGATCCATCGGATTTTCCGTATGAGGTTCAAGTGGCATTTTTTATATTCGGCTTTCTTGAAGACAACTGGGATGGGATGTCCGGAGCTTATATGGGCAAGATATGGTCTAACTTAGAATACTTAATAAATCTTTATGATGTGTCAGAGCCAAAAACAGTATTATATATAATGAAACTATATGAAAGTGCCCTTATAGAATATAAAGGCGATAAGGCTGATAAAAAACGAAAGGCAGAAGAAAGAAAATCTGCGGGCGGTGGAAAACAGTTCACCCATAGTGTAAAGGCTAATGGCAAAAAATAAGGTTGAAATCGATGTAGTAGTAGACGACAACGGCACTATGGGCAAAGTAGGTCTTGGCGCAAAAAAAGCGGGGGATGGCTTAGGTAAAGCTGCCGGAGAGGCGGACAACTTTAATAAAAAAGCAAAAGGAGTGGGTCAAGCAGGTTTAAGCGCTGGTAAAGGTTTTTCAAAAATGGCACAAGGCGCAGGAAGCTTTGTAGGGGCCTATGCAACTTTAGCTGCCAATCTTTTTGCAATTACTGCGGCCTTTGGGTTTCTGAAGAGAGCTGCGGACGTTTCAAACATGGAAAAAGGGCAAACACAATTCGCCCAAAGCACGGGTATAGCACTAGGATCTGTAACTAGAAGACTTAGAGAGGCTAGTGGAGGAATGCTAGGGTTTCAAAAAGCTGCAGAAGCTGCTGCTATTGGTACCGCTAAAGGCTTCTCTTCCGCTCAGCTAGAGGAACTGGCCGAGGGGGCTCGTAAAGCTTCTACTGCTTTAGGGCGTAGTTATGAAGATACTTTTGATAGACTAGTACGAGGTGCCTCAAAAGCAGAACCTGAACTATTAGACGAATTAGGTATTACATTACGTCTAGCAGATGCTTCCGAAAGATACGGTGCAATAATTGGTAAAAACGCAGATAAACTAACGGTTGCAGAAAAAAGCCAAGCAGTTCTTTTAGAAACAACTAGACAGTTAAATGAAAATTTTGGTGCTGTAGAAGCTGCTGTAAACCCTTTTGTGTTATTACAAAATACAATGACAGATATTGCACGAGAAGTTACCCAAGCAGTTTTGCCTGCTTTCAGCGCTTTAGCAACTTTTTTGAGCGAAAACGCAGGAGCAGCAGCAGCAGCATTAGCAGTTATAGGTGGTTTAATTCTTAATAGTATGACTGGAATAATCGGAAAGTTAGGAGGTATTTTAGGGATTGGAGGCGCTCAATTTGTTTCTTACGGTAAAAAATCCGCTAGAGGTTTCAGAGTGGCGAGAGTAGCTGCGTTAAAAAGCTCAAAAGCAATCATTAAAGCGTTAGAACAGCAAGAGGCAAAAATAAAAGATACTAAAACCTCCGCAGCAGGACAGGCTTCAAATATAATGAAAACAGGAGCCCCTAGTAAAATATTAACAAAAGTAGCTTCCGGACAAGACCTTGGAATAGGAGATCAGAAAAAATTAGATAAAGCCTTAGAAAGGGCAAAAAATAATTTAGATGAGTTTGGAAAAGTTAAATCAGGTATATTTAAAGGTTCTGATGAAACTATACTTAAAAGTTTTAAAACTACTATGACAAAATACGGTAAAGAGTCTTTAACTACCGGACAAAAATTTAAGAAAACTTTCGCAAAAGTAAGTATAAAAGCAGTAAAAGGGTTACAAAAAGCTATAAAAGCCACTACCCGAACTTTAAAGTTTATGGGTACAGTTGCAAAAATTACCGGTAAAGCTATTAAGTTTATGAGTAAAGCTACAGGTATTCTTGCTTTAATTGGAGGTATTGCAACTTTATTTGATAACTTGATGAAAAGGCCTATGGATCTTGTAACTAATGTTGCAAAGATGCTAAAAACTATGCTTCAAGGTTTACAAGGATTTTTAAACTTAATAACTAAGGGTATCAATAACCTTGCAGAGAAGTTACCTGACTGGGCCAAGAAAGCATTAGGTATAGACGGGGATAAGGAACTTATGGCTCCTTTTGTTTTTGCAGACGACTTTAGCGTGACTGATCTAGAAAACAAAATGCTATCTATGTTGGAAATAAGTAGAACGGATGCAGTAGCAAAACAGGCTCAAACAGATCAGCTAAACATTCAAGCATCCTTATTAGAAGATATGAAAGCTTCCTATGCAGAAATGGGAACTGAGGCAAAAGGTATATTTAAAAACGTAGTAGGAGAAAAAGATGCGGGTAAAAAAACCTCAATGATGGCAAATGCGGTAGGCACCATAGGAATTGGCTCAGAGCTAGCAAAAATAGGAAAATTAGATGATCCACAGGCTCAAGCCGACGCAAGAACAGCACTTATAGCATCATTAGAAAAACAAAACGACCAAGAAACTGGCTTAGGGCAGGTTTTACCTGGACTACTAAAAGCTCTCAAAGAGGGGAGCCAAGAAGATATTAAAAAATATGAAGACGCAGCTAGTATTGTAACAACAAATATAGCAGGCATAAAATCTACTACAGATTCTTTGGCTACTTTAATCACTCCGGACAATCTTTTAGGGGCCGAGAATACTATTCGAGGACTAATAGAATCCGCAGCAAATGCAGACAAAGCAGCTGGAGTTTTGGAACAGGTTGGAGTGCAGGTTAAAACAGTTGACGATATATTTTCAAATGTAAAAGGGGGTTCCAAGCAGTATCTAGCTGACCTAGAGGCTAATAGATTGAATCTAGCAGCTTTAGCCAAAGAGAAAGTACAGCTAGAACGGGATCTGGTAGAGGCGGGCAGACTGCCTGCGGATATGGAAGCTCAAAGAAAGTTAGAAATTCAATTCGATATGCAAAAAAATGCACAGCTAACTAAACAAGCCGAGAAACAGACTATGCTGAACCAACTAGTACTTAACTCAGTAGGTCCTGAGTTAAGGGCTCAGATAATGGAAAAACTAGAGCTTACTGAAGAAGAAATAAGACTAATGGAGCTAAAAACAGATATAGCTAAAAAGAGTGCAAATGAGATTGATCAAATAGGGCAAAGTTTAGGAAACACTTTAGAGTCTAGTTTAAACTCTGCATTTAACTCTCTAGTAAATGGAACGAAAAGTGCAAAAGCTGCTTTTGCGGACATGGCAAAAGCAATAATTGCAGATATAGCCAGAATGATCATTAAATTAATGGTTATGAAAATGCTAGAAAGTACTCTAGGTATGACAGGTTTTGGAAAGTTTTTAGGTTTGGGAGCAAGAGATGGAGGTATACTAACTCCTACCGGAAAAGTACCTGGTGCAAGAGATGGCGGGATTTTTTCAAAGGGAGCAAAAACACAAGGATACTCAACAGGTGGAGTAGCTAGAGGTTCTACATCAGGATATCCCGCAGTTCTTCATGGAACAGAAGCTGTAGTCCCTTTACCCAATGGAAATTCTATCCCAGTAGAAATGAAGGGTAGTGGCTCTACTAATAATAATATAGTTGTTAATGTTTCTACTGACGGACAAACTTCTAAGAGTAATAGTACTGGTCCAGATATGGATAAATTAGGTGCTGCAGTTGCACAAGCGGTTCAATCAGAATTACAAAATCAAAAACGATCGGGTGGAATCTTGAATCCATATGGAGCAGCTTAATGACAATAGGATTTATATATACAGGTTCAACATACGCAACTCCGGATAAGTCCATGAGTAAGAGTACTCAGCCTAGAGTGCTTACTGCTTCTTTTGGGGATGGTTATGAGCAGAGAATAGTTGATGGTATCAATAGCATCAATGAAACTTATTCTTTATCTTTTAAAACCCGTCCCAAAGAAGTCATAGATGATATAGTAGCGTTCTTAGATACTAAAAAAAATGTATCTAAGTTTGTGCTTACAATTCCAGATACTAACGACGCTAATGGACAAGGTAATGCAGAAAAAGACGTAAAAGTAGTGGCAACAAACTATTCAGTAACATACGACTATGAAAATTTTTATAGTCTTTCACTATCATTAAAAAGAGTATACGAAGCATGAGTAACTTAATAGCAACAGATGCGCAATCCTTAGAGGTTGATTCAGGTTTAATAGATTTATTTCAATTAACTTTACCTAATGGAACTACTCTTTATTTACACCCAGGCTTGGATTCTGCCTTAGATGAAGTAAGATTTAGAGATAAAAAAGCTCCGTACACAGTTAGAGAATACGATGCTCTCCCTATGATAATTGACGGTTTAGATGTTCAAGCCGATGGAGCACCTTCTCGACCTACTTTAACAGTAGCTAATATAGGCACGCTGTTTAGTTCTTCTTTAGACGGCTTTAAAAATGATGATTTAGTAGGTCAAAGAATAGTAAGAAGGCAAACTCTTCAAAAGTATTTATACCCAACCAGCAATTCTAGCCCTCCTGTAGAGTTTAGGACACAGGAGTATATTATAGATAGAGTAGCTTCTGAAACACCTATAAGTGTTACATTTGAGGTGGCAGCTCCTTTTGATTTAGAAGGCATCAAACTGCCCAGAAGAGTAGCGGTAGGCAAGTACTGTAGTTGGCAATACCAAGGACATGATAAAGGTAAAGGAGGAGGTTGTACATGGAAGCAGAATAGTACTTATAACTATAAACATATTCCTTCAACGGGTGACCCTACGGTTTTTTCTCATACTGCCTTCTTTGACTTTGATGATAGACCTTTAGTAGCACATTCTACCACTTTTGATGATTATAGCGCGAGTACAGCCTATACCACTGAAAGCTATGTTAGTGATGATAATAAAAAATGGTTATGTATTATTGCAGGAACAGGGAATACTCCTTCAGTAACTTCTGCATATTGGAAACAAGTTTTTACTTGGACAGTCTATAGTGCGAGTTATTCATACAGCAAAGGAGCTTTAGTTAAACATTTAAATACTATTTGGAAATCTACACACGCCGCTAATCAGAATAATACCCCTGATTTTGGTTCAGGGCACTGGGTTCGAGAAGAGGTATGTGGAAAAACTTTACAATCTTGCAAGGCAAGATACGGAGCGATACCGGCAGTTAAAACTTCAGCAAATCAAAATCCTTCAGGCAGAACTAATAGAAGTGCTAGACTACCTTTTGGATCTTTTCCAGGAACAACAAAGTTTTAATATGAACACAGAAGAAATAGAAAAGCATTTTGAAAGCTGCTATCCGAAAGAAGGTTGTGGCGTAGTAATAGCAGTAAAAGGTAGAAAAGAGTGGGTGCCTTGTGACAATGTCTCAGAAGAGGACGACAGTTTTGTTATAGACTCAAAGCAGTATATAGCAGCAAGTAGAAAAGGGGATATAATAGGAATTGTACATAGCCATCCCGACGCTTCTTCGGAGCCGAGTGAAAACGATAAAAAATACTGCAATACCTTAGGGATACCTTATTATATATTCAGCTATCCGGGTATGGAACTAACACTTGTGGAGCCCGAAAGAGAGAAAAAGTCTTTATATGGTAGAGAGTATGAGTTTGGAGTTAATGACTGTTTCGAAGCAATGAGAGACTATCTTTCTTCTCAAGATATACAGATACCTACTAGAGCTGCTTTTGAGGATGATTGGTGGGAAAAAAGTTTGGATTATTTTACAGACGAAATAATTAAAGACTACGGATATGTTAAAGTAGAAGATGGGAATATGCAAAAAAATGATGTAATTATTTTTACAATACAAGCTAATGTAGGTAATCACTGCGGTGTTTACTTAGGTGAAGATTTATTTTTTCATCATGCAGAAAAAAGAATTTCTTGCAGGGAGAACTTATACCCTTTCTGGAAAAAGTATATAACAGGAGTTTATCGTCATGCAGCGTAATATTTATTTACAAGGAGAATTAGGAGAGCGATTCGGTAGAAAGTTTGTAGTAAATACAGATGACTATGCAGAAATATTTAAGTGTATAAATGCTAATCGTCCTGATTTTTTACCTTATCTTAGAAAATGTCATGAAGAAGATATAGGCTTTATTTTAGACACAGAGGAGGGAGAGGTAGAGCATGAAGATTTATTAGTTCCTGTGATAAAAGGAGATATAACGTTGGCAATTGCTCCCGCCGGTTCAAAAAAGGGCATTACAAAAATACTTGCTGCAATTGCTATTATTGCTGTTATTTATTTTACGGGAGGCTTTGCAGGTTTGGGAATAGGGGGAGCGCCCGTGGGAATGGGCACTGGACTTACTGCAGGCGGGATGACAGCAGTGGTGCCGACAACTGGTTATTTTGTTACGGCAGCCGGAGGACTAACCCTTGCAGGTAGTATGACAGTGCTGTTTGCAGCTAATTTAGCTCTTATGGGTATACAGCAAATTATGGCTCCTGACCCGGCCATAGATAAAAACGATGGAACTACAAACTATCTTTTCTCAGGAGGGGCGAGTAATGCCAAAGAAGGAGATCCTATACCGCTTCTTTATGGAGAATTAAGAGTACCTGGTAGACCTATTTCAATTGAAGTGGTTCAAGGAAGTAGTACTGCTCAAAATATTGATAATATTTATGTGGATGCCAATGGCGGCGTTCACGGTATAGACGTAAATGTTGCAGACATAGCATAAAGGAGAAATAGATGTTCGATCAAAGTCACTTAAACCCATTAGGCTTTAATTTACTACAACAATATGATAGAGGCGATAAACAGATAATTTCTGTAACAGACCTTATTTCAGAAGGGCCTATCTATGGTTTGGTAGATGCTCAAGCTTCTGTCTATCTTAATGATGATAGAGCTGCGCCTTTAAATCAAGGTGCAAATCCTTATAATCAAACAGGCGCTTTGGTACAGCTTACTAGCGGCTCCACAAGTGCAACAGTAACTAATTCTACTGCTAGCCCTATTATTGAATCAACAACTGGAGACAAATATTTAATTGTACGTGCAGTACATACAGTCTATGGAACTGCTAGTAATGGCTCTACAAGTGATATAAATGCTAACACAACAGCACTTCTTACAGCTAATAATAATTTTTTTAATGATACTATGCTGTCAGAACCTTCGGCAGATATTTCTACAACAGTACCCGTCAACCTAAGACTCGTGACCACTTCTAGTGCAGGACAAGTTTCAATGGAAGGAACTCTTTTAAGTAGGAGTAGCCAAACCTTAGCAGAATTTATGCCCGGAGCTACAATGCCTTCAGGTTTAATAGTTCCAGATGGTACTTACTATATAACTGTAGATAGAATTGTAAAAATTTCTAGTATTTCAGGAGCTACTATAACATTAGCGGCTGCTTGGCCTTACTCTACTATGACCTGCGCTTTTGATGTTACAGGAGCAATTGTATTAAACGCAGATATTATGAATCAAACAAGGGTTAAAAAGTACAAGGGTGTAACTTCCCAGTTTCGAGTAGGTACTTTAAATCAAGAACCTTTTACAGGCACAGGAGGGGTAGGTTCTACTTCTATAGTAAACTCTCCTGCTAGTGGAGGAAGTTTAGAGTTAAGCGCAGGACACGGAGGCACACAGCAACCTAAAGTTTTGACCGGAAGTGCTCAAACAGGTTTTAACTTATCTGCAGCACAAATACAAGAAGTAGATGAAGTTTCTTTTACTATTTCATATCCGGGAGGGCTTACTGCCATAGATACCGATGGTAGTGACAGAACAACTTATGCAACCTATAAAGTTGAGTTGGCTATAAAAAAACCCGGAGAAAGCAGTTTTGATAGCTATATCACTCTACACGATCCTTTTATAAATTCCGGTATGACTAAAAATGGAATTAGCTTTGTAAGGCCTATAGACCTTGGTAAGTATAGACCTTTTATTGATTTTAGAGTAAAAGTATCTAGAACAAGTAATCACACTGGAGACGGGTATTCTGCTGTAGGGGTTGTTTCAGGTGATTGGCAGATGTCAGCACAATCTTCTTTGTCCACTACTACTGCTATAATTAAAGAAGTCTTGACACACCCTTACTCAGCTATGGCTAAAACTACTTTTGATACTAAACAGTTTCAAAGTGTTCCAACTCGTTCTTTCCATGCAAAAGGTATAAAAGTCTTAGTACCTTCAAATTATATAACTAGAGATCAAGCTAGTAATGGTATAGCGAATTATAACCGTAATGTTTCTACAGGTGCTATAGAAACTTCTTATCAGGACTGGAACGGTGCTTTCGCAGGAGAGCCAGTATACACTAATAATCCTGCATGGATTTTTTATGATATTTTAACTAATAATAGATATGGTTTAGGAGACTTTTTAGAAGCAACAGATATTGATAAGTATTCTTTGTATAGAATTGCAAGATATTGTGATGAACAGGTAGCAGACGGCAAAGGAGGGCTGGAGCCTAGGTTTACGGCTAATCTTTATCTTACCAAACAATCAGATGCTTACAAAATATTAAAAGACATATCTACTATTTTTAGATCAATGTTATACTTTTTTGACGGACAGTTGCTGCCTGTAGCGGATGCTCCTAGCGGGCCTGTTTATAACTTTACAAGTGCAAATGTGATTAATGGTGAGTTTAGCTATGAAAGTACAGGCAGTAAAACTAGGGTTAACCAAGTAATTGTTACATGGATAAATCCTGATGCTAACTATAAAGCAGAACCCCTAATAGTAGAGGATAGGTTAAATATAGCCGAAACAGGAAAAATACTGTCTCAGACAGCTGTGGCTATGGGAGCAACTTCTGAGGGGCAAGCTCTTAGATACGGTCGTTGGAAGTTATGGACTGCTGCTAATCAACGAGAAGTAGTAACTTTTAGCACTGCTTTAAATGGTGCTTTTTTAGCTCCTGGAGATGTTATTAATATTCAGGACCAAAATAGATTTGCTGTTCGTATAGGTGGAAGAATCTCTAATACAGGATCGCGCAGTACCACTACCATTCCTTTAGATAATGCAACCAATTTAAACAGTGGTAGTGATTATATATTATCTGTACTCTTTACGGAGCCAGGAGCGTTCGCTACATCCGAAGTAACAATAAATACTAAAACATATAAAGCAGGAGATCTAATAACACATGCATTTATAGATGGAGATGGAGATGGTGGATCAACAGGTAATGGCACTTATACTCTTCAAGCTATTGATACTGAGCAAAAGGCTCAAAATGCTAAAACAACAAATTCTGGAGCCGATGCTTTAGTCCTTACTTGGAGCGACACAACTCGTATAGAAAGTAGAGAGGTCCCTACAACGTCAGGTTCAGTAAACACTATAACTGTTAAAACTACAGGCAATAATGAAGAAGGTAATCCGAATACAGCCTTTAGCAGCGTACCTGAAGCTGATAGCATCTGGGTGCTTACAGAAAAAGTAAACAAGCTAACAACAACAAGCTCTGCTAAACAGTATAAAATTCTAGCCTTAAATGAGTCTTCCAAAGGTCAAGTAGATATCTCAGCAGTTGAGTACTATGATGAAAAGTTTGCAGCAGTTGATGAAGATTTTGCTACTTTTGTAGCAGATACAGTATATCCTCCAGTAACAGCGGATAGTACAATTCCTGTGCCTTTACATGTGGCTTCTTCTAATTCAATTAAGCCTGATAAATCGGGGGAAGAGTTGCGTATTTATTGGGAAGCCCCCGAGAATGTTGGAGGTGTTGCAGGCACATATGAACATTTAAAAGGTTTTGAGATTACACATAACTTTCCAGAAATAGAAAACCCTATTCGAATATCAGACCCTAATACACGGTTCTGGACACCTTCAAATATACAAAACTTAGTACCTGGAAAATATGAGGTTGGTGTAAGAACTATAAATACTCTTGATAACTTATCTGATATTGTTACTATAAGTGTTTCGGTAACAGATAGATTTAAGGACGGCAGCCTTACCCGAGCCCCTTTAGGGCTCCCTATAGGAGGAACTTGCAGTACTACTACTCAGTTGTCAGATGCTGGAATTTTTTCGTTCAAAAAAAATGTATATGGATTTTTGTCTCCTCAAAAAGTCGCTTCTTCATTCATTACAAATACTAGTACAAATGCGGGAACATATCAATTAACTATTGATGATCTGCCTACAATTACATGGACTGGTTCAGACGTAGCTGGAGAGTTTATATCTGAGCATCATTATATAGCAATGAGACCCGGCATAAGTGCTAGTGTTATGAAACTTCTTAAATATAATAAAGAAAATTCTTATAATATACCTTATTGGTTTGATGCAGGAGACGGAACCGAGCTAAATGGTACGTCTAATATAACAGGGACAATTCAGCCCTCTACTTCTACCGTCATTACAGGGTCAAGTACTGAATTTCTAACAGATTTAGATATAGGAGCACTTTTAGTAGTAAAGATGCCCGTAGCAGGGGGCCTTATAATAGGGCAGACTTATACTATAGTATCTGGTACGGGATTTACTGGATTTGGGGCAGCTGATAATAATGTAGGCACTTCTTTTGTTGCTACGAGTGCCGGTACCGGTAGCGGAGTCGTTAGTCAAGCAGCGAGAGTATCCTGTGTATATAGTGATACAGTAGTGTATATAGATAGACCTATTAAAATCTTTTCGAACAGTACGGCAGCTACAAATAATTATCATTTTAACTATGCCAATGATACTTTAATTGCAAGAGTATACAAAACAAGTGCTGGATATAATAAGATTGGTTTTATATCTATAGATGATAGTCTTGCTGCAGCGATGGAGCGTTCTTTATTCAACAAAGTCGCCAATGGCGGCGCAGCTAGTGCTTATAATGCTACTGCAGGTACTTTTGACAATCCCGCTGAAAACGCGGCTACTGGCTGGCAAACTGCCTTGCCTTCTTTGGATAATAATAATGATATTATTTATGTTATAACAAGAATTTTTACAGAGGATGGGCAAGCCCCTCAACAGGCTGAATGGTCAGCTCCTTCTGTATATTCAAGAAGAATAGACGGTTTAAATTCTCTAACAGGAGTCTTAACTGCTAGTCAATATGCTGTTCCTTACGGAGATGATAACGAAAATAGTGATGTGATTACTTTCACGGCAACAGCCGTTAATTTTGTTTCGGGAGTAAATAGAACTTATAAGTTTTATGTAAATGGTACTCTTAGTACACAAACCGGTCATACTGTTACAAACCAAAATGATCAACAAACATTTGTTCTTGCAGCAGATAGTACTATTAAGCCCGCAAACGGTGAACAAACAACAATAAAAGTGGAGATTATTCAAGGAAGCATTACTGTTGAGGACTCTACTACTATTTATGGAGTTAAAAATGGATCTGATGCTTTTACAGTTATTTTAACGAATGAAACTCATGTTGTTCCTGCGAGTGAGACAGGAGCTGTATTAAATTATAATAACTCAGGCACAGATATAAGAGTCCTACAAGGGAGTACGTTTCTTACCTATGATGACAGCTCACCATATGCACCAAGTACTTTTAGAGTAACAGCAGCATCCCCTGATAGCACTATATCTCCATCTACAACTATTTCTACAGAGGGTGTCAATGGTACCGATGATAACACTAGAAGATATGGAAATGCTAGTAGTATGACGGCACGAAATGCTTCTATCGTTTTTACAATAATAGCACAAGATGCCGCAGGAGTATCCCATACTCTTACTAGAACGCAAACTTTTACAAAAGCTTACGCAGGTACATCCGCAAAAGTAGTAAATCTAACAGCGAATAAATATGTTATTAACCACAATGTAGATGGCAATGACGGAAATAATACTAGTGATATTACTTTTACAGCTACAGCTAAAAACATAACGGGTGAAAGAACTTATAAGTTTTATGTAGATAATATTATAATTGGAACAAGCTCTCCCGGTACTCAAACTAATTCTGATAATTCTGTTACCTGTGCGCTACCTGACGCTTCGGAACCCGCAAGTGGTACACAAAAAACAATAAGAGTAGATGTAGAACAGACGGGCACGGGTCTTGTTGCCTCAGATTCTACATCTATATATGGAGTCCAAGACGGTGAGGAT